ATTATCCTCGATTGCTTCTTCCGTAATGGAGAAAGCAAGCGCAATAGTCTCATGCGTGTACCGCGCCGTATACGCTTCTTGTGCATCATCAAAGGTAATCGCTGAACCTTCTTGCTTAACGGGTGCTGACCCAAAGCCTGAAAGCATCACTTCTTCTTCAAAAGCACGTTCTGAAGATTCCGTGTCATAGATTTCCGATGACTCATCGTCATACCGGGCATACTCAAGGCCGAAAAGGGCGTTGAGACCGGGCTCTAGCTCTTTCGCTAGTTGGGCTCTACTGATAGCCATTTTTCAATCCTCTCCTATACGCCAGTGGTTGAAACAGTGCCAGCAGCAATGGACCCAGTAGGTGCATTAAAGCTGTTGTTCAACCTGACAATTGCGCCAATTCCAGCGGCTGCGAAGTCCTGATTTTCAGGATCCTCAGTCCAACCCATAACCCGCAAAGTAAGGCTATTGGTTGTTGCTAGGGTACTGACAGCCAAACGACCCAATGATACACCCGTAGCATCGGTTCCCGTTATACCCGTAGACGTACTAGCATTCAAAAACACACTTGCGCGTGCGTTTGCTTCGCTTGTCCACGATGCGTCCGTTGCAACTACATACAACTGACTAGGGTCGTCGTTTATAAAGGCTTTAACCGGATGGTTGCTATCTGCCCCAGAACCGGGCCAGTAGTTACTCCAAACAGGTTTTCCAGTGGTGCTTGAGACATACTCACATCCTTGAAATACACCCAGAGCACTAACAGTTCCACCAGCGGCATTAGATGTATGGTCGATGAACCCAGAAGCGAGGGGAACGACTATCTGTCCGTGGTAGAGTTTGCCAGTATTGTCTGAGGCAATTTCATATGGAGTATATCCGGTAAGACCAGTGGAATTTGAACCTCCGCCCAATTTACTAATTGGTCGTAGGCCAAAACTTCCATTACTATTAGCCATTTAAGATCTCCTAGCCCTCGTCTTGAGGGCCTCCAAAAGTTACACGAGATTGCCGATCAGGATTATTGATCGGCATTGCCGGATGCTGTTCACGAGCTAAATCGTTATCAACAGCGGCCATTTGATTGCGAGTCATGCCACGAAAATGTGCGTCACGTTCCTTAACAATCTCAAGTGGAATTCTTGCAAGCAAAAGACCACCTACTCCTATAACACCAGCATGTTTACCATCTTCAACGGTTGGGACATCAAAGTCTGGGTATTCTTCACCACGTACCAACTCCCATCCCTCGCGGGATCGCGCTGCTACGTTTTTACGGTCATCAAAACCCATTACTTCGGACCTAATCCATCGATGTTTGTAACCATCTGGAGCAAGTGGTGCGTCCAACATGGACGGTGGCTTCCAAGGTTCCCGGCGTGCTTGCCCTGCACGAGTTTGATTGGCTCTTGGCGTTCTCGTAGACTTTTGGCGAGATGTGTCATTCTCAGTAGTCATGGTCTTAGTCCCTCACGTATTTGGCGTATTCATCGAGAGGCACATTAAGCCTCTTTGCAATAGCTACCTGTGATGGCGTTAACCGCACAGTTTTCCGTCCACTCTTATTGCGGGATTTGGAAGATTCAGCCGACGCAACTTTTCTTCCCCCGGATTTAGGCTTAGAATCGAATTTATTTGGAAACTCGTTTCTTAGTCTATTGTCGAGTTCAGCATAATAGTCATCCGTTGACGGGTCAAACCCCTCATCCTCTACAAGACGGCGATGAATACCAAAAGCACCATATGTCATAACTTCATCTTGGCCGAACCAATCATTCTTAGCCGCCCAAGACTCCGCTTTTGGATCTGCTTTCGCAACAGCAGGCTGCTGTACCGGAGCAGGCTGCTGTACCGCAACGCCTTCATCTTCCTCAGATGACTGTAAACTTTTTCGGTTGCTTTTCTGAACAGCTAATTCAGCCATAGACTCTTGAGCGGACACGATTTTATCAACGTCGCCCGTTTCATGAGCTTCTCGAAGGGTGTTCTTAGCCGACTCCATTTCAACACTTAAACGGCCGTCAAACTGTTCAAGAAATCCTTTGTCCAAGGATTTAATTCGTTCTTGGAGACTTTCGTTTTCTTTGCGGACGTTTTCAGCAAACGTTATTGCGGATTGCTTTTGTCGCTCCTCTTCGCGAAAACGTTTAGTTAGCTCGTTAATGCGGCCTTTTACGCCAGAGCTATACTCTTCCAACTCTTCTTCATTAGATTCTTCCGACGCAACTACGCCAGAATCGTCATCAGAAGTGTTTGAATTTTCATCGATACTTACGTCAATTGAATCTTCTTCGTCGTCACCAACGTCAATTTTTGTCTCTTCAGGCATGGTACATCTCCATGGTTTAACTCTTCTTTCTATACGTGTTTGATATCATCGGGCTCAAGAATAGTAGCGATAACCTCGTCATCATTAATGATGCGAACTTCACCGCCTTCAATCTTAAACCTAGCTCCGGCATAACGTCCGATACAAACCCAATCGCCTTCTTCACACCAGGCAGTTGAATCCTCACCGAATTTACTTGGGTCCTGATAAGCTAGTGGGCCGACCCTTAAAACATAAGCAACAACCGTTGCCAGTGCTTCTCGATCTCGAACCGCATCCGGAATTAAAATGCCGCCTTCAGTAGCCGCTTTGCCCATATATGGCATCACAAGTAGCCGCCAACCCGTAGGCTGCGGCAGTCTTTCTTTTAAGTTTTTACTAACGAGAGAAGGATCAAGAACCTTTTCACTTTTCTCTACATAAGCACTTGAGGGCTTTGTCTCTTCTGTTTCTTTAGACTTGATTGAGTCCAAGACATGGTCGGGCACTAATAGTGTCTTAGTCATTCTTCCTCCGAAGATTGCAGAAGATCCTTTATCTCCTGTTCAGTAAATTCTAGACCCCGTAATTCTCCGGTAAGGCTCCGGTAGGACTCCATATCTCTTGGAGTGCCATTAAGGATCGAGCTCTGGGTTAATTCTATGCGACTCTGTATAGCTCTTAACAAAGAGTATGCAAAGGTCGTTGGGTCAGACATATGTTAAAAAGACCCCTTATAGTTTTTACCTTTAATGGCACCGCCCTTGGAATACTTAATCGGGCCGCGCTTCTCTTCTTTCATGCCGCCGCGTGTGTAGCCAAGAGTTTCGTCCATCATACCGCCATCCATGTAACCGGGCATCATACCACCGTCCATGTAACCGGGCATCATGCCGCCGCCCATGTAACCGGGCATATTACGCATCGTGCCGCCCATGTTCATACCTTCCGGAACACCCATCTGAGCACGAGCCATGGCTTTCTGCTCTGGCGTGGCCATTTTAAGAACTCTTGCAGAAATAGAACGATCATAGTTGTCTGTTTCAGTTCCTGTGGGATTTGACATTGAGATTCCTAATGCGGAGATAACCTCGGAATCGGAAACACCACCTTCAGGAGTTCGTTTGTCTGGGCCAAACATTACATCAATTTCTTCTGCCATCAGAAAGTCCTCACAGGTTTGCCGCGACCGGACATTGCCATGCCACCATCGTTGCGCTTCATGTACTTCTCTGCTGCACGGGCGCGTTCTGCATCGGATATATTTCTACCCTCTGCTAGTAGATTTTCTATTTGTTTATCTCTTCTCGCTTTTGCCGCCATCGCGCGAGCACGGGCGCGATCTTCATCGGATATATTTCTACCCTCTGCTATAGCTTCTCTTTCAAAGTCAGTTATCTGCATCATCGCGCGAGCACGATCCGCATCAGATATATTTCCAGCCATCAGAAAGTCCCCTTTCCACTGTTATCGTTATAAGTAAGGCCCTTCACTTGAATGGGAGGAGCGCCCTTGATACGGGCCATACCGCCGTCAGCCATATTCATTTCATAACCGCCCATTCCTGGGGCAGGCATTGGCCGGCGCTTCATGCCACCCATGTTCATGCCTTCGGCATCATTCATACTCTTTGCCTTTTTCATAAGACCACCTGCCTCTTTTTTAGAAACGTCCATCTGTTCGGACATTTGTTCAACCATACCGCCGGACCTATATCCAGCTTTCATTTCAGAATACGCCTTATCACTAATCGTACTTTTCGATTTAGAACGAGATGTTCCGGCTTTTTTACGCTTGTTTATATTCTCATATAAAGACATTAGCACTTCCACCTTTTCCTTGCCTGACGAATACGTGAGTTAGGGTCGTTCTTAGTTTTGGCAGAACTTTTCTTCAACTGTCCTGCCGATCTAGCGCAATAGCTCTTACGACGCTTGGCAGCCGCGCTGCCCTTATTAACTTTTCCGGTAACCGCCGTTTTAAGTTTGGAACCAGGATTAGCCTTGCGGTAAGCAGCAACGCCCTTCTTCGTCATTCCAGCACCCTTGCTGGTTTTACGATAGTTGGCGCCTTTGCCGCTAGTAGTGCGGCGTATGGGGCTCTGCCTTTTAATAGCCATATTGTTTCACGTGAAACATTACGCCCTCTTCCTAGCCTTTTTCTTTGCCGAAGCCGAAGGCAACTCCGCATAGTGGTAAAGTTTCTTGCTGGCAGTACCGTGTTTAGATCCGGTATGAAGATCGCCATTAGACATCTTGTGTGTCCCACCAGGATGCTTGGTCCCATCCTTCAGGTAATGGGTCATGTTTTTAGCCATAACTAATTCCCTCTTCCGGGTGTGCCTTGATTGATCCGCTCACGGTTAACCTCGGCTCGTAGCAGTGCGATATCCTCCTGAGAATCAATCTTGTCAGCGGACAGCTGTTCCTTAGCGTCCTCTTTCGCAACGTCAAACAACAGACGCTGATCAAATTCAGCAGCCTTGCGCTCCAAGTCGGCGGCCTTGATATCAAGTTCCTTAGACCGAAGCTCAACCAAGGGGTCTACTTCACCCTCTGGCGGTGGCATAAGAGCCGCCATAACTTCTTCGGTGTACTGAGCTATAAGTTCAGCGACCTTGGACTCTAAATCTACTTGGGGCGGCTGCTGGCCCATTTGCATAGCCTCCTCCATCATAGCTCGCATCTGAGCGTCAACAACGCCACGAGCCTTAAACGCAATGTGCTCGCATAAATGCGCTTGCAGTAAGGCAAAGACGGGAGGTGAAGACGCTGCAATAGGCGTTTTCATAAATATAATGTGCGCCGTCATATGAGCGTCATGGTCTTGCGTTGGGAAAGCCTGCAAAGCCTCTTGAATAATAGACTTTGCATTCTCAATTGCGGGGTCAGTCGGCTGCGGCGGCTGGGGAGTAGGAAGCAGGGCTTCAATGTTCGTGACGCCTATTGCCTGATAAATACGCCTGAAAGCCTCGTGAAGGTTATGCATCTGAGGATTTGACTGCGCCAACTCCAGCTGCGTTTGCGCGAGCGCCAGCCTTTGTGACATTGAGAAGATGTTTGGATCAGATACAGGTATAACATCGACACGCTCATCGAAATCCGCCTGCTTAATCGTGGCTTCCGCACCATAGACACTGTACGGGTACATTGGCGGAAGTGATTCCGAGAAAACTCTCGCTAACATTCGGAACTCTTGTTTTTGCGCGTAATGAAGCCGCTTATGTATTGCCGACATCACCTTAGAGCCACGTTCCAAGAGAGCCACGGTAGTTCCAACAGCTGCTTGCTGGTTGCCGTCCCCCACTTGTAAGTCCGTAATAGCCGCAAAACGTCTGCCGGCGTCCACAACAAACCCTAGAAGAGACATCAGTGTCTGACTAGGCTCCTTGTACGGGAGAGGCATGATGCTCTCACGCAAAGCGCCGCCGGGAACATCAATATCGCGAAACTCGCCAGGAGACAGAGGCTCATCAGCATCACGAATGCGGATACCGCGAGCCTTAAACCCAGCGGGAAGATTAGCCAGTGTGCCAGCATCAATAAGCTGCCTTAAAATAGATGTTGCGGATCGACCTAAACCGCCAATCATATGCAAAAGGCCATAACCGTAGAAGCCTAGACCAGGAAGAAACTTGTAGTGAGAGAAGTATTGAACTTTTCTGTAGTACTCGTCACCCTCATTCCAGTTTCTGCGAACAGCCAAAACCTTCTGACTTCCCTCATCTATGGTAACGATATAAGGAAGTTTAATTCCCGTCTCTTCTCCATCGATAGGGCTAACATGCTCAAAGCCCGGCAAATCCAAGTCTGTGTGTACCTCAAGGATAGTGCAGTCCTGATCATCACCGCCGGAACGCTCAATTCCTTGAAGTTCTCTTTCCTTCTGCCTAACCTCGTCTTCGTCTCCGTAAGCAAGAATATCAACTTCTCGGTAGAAACCAGCTGCTTGGTTCTTTCGCACATCATTCGTATTCATTCTAATGACGTGCGTAACCCTGGAGGCGGAAGAAAGATCCGTAGCATTGTACGGGACAAGAAGATCATCGGCAGGAACGAATTTAGATACAGCCCTGTCTAGAATGTCATCAAAGTATATCTTCTTAAACGCGCTCCCAGCCAACGGAAGATAGAACAACAAGCGATCCATCTCAGGATCATACTCATCCATAACGTTCATAATCTGGAAGTTCATGAACTCTTGAACGCGTTGGGATTGCGCCTCTACTTCAGGGGAGGACGCACCAACAATCTGAGTCCTTACCGGGCCGGAACTGGGTAAGAGTTCTTTGTAGGCTTGTGCTTGAAACTGTGTGACGGCTTCCGCGATAACCGGATGGGTTACACCACTAGAGCCGCGAAAAGGCTCATCTCTGCTTTCATACTTAATGCCAAGAAGGTCTAACCCCTCGGTATAAGAATCTTCCCAATCCTGACGACTTCCTTTGTCGTCTTCATAATACCCCACCAATTCCGAAGATAAATCCATCAGAACCCGTTCGTCTAAAATCTCCGCAAGATTAGCGTCGGGCTCCGCTTGAAGTTGCTCGGAAAGCATATCTTCAAAGTTTATAACAACAGAACCGTCTTCTTCCTCAACGATCTCTGTAGGATCCTGAATCTCTTCAACGTCAATCTCTTGGTCGGTCAAGCCCCCAAGAGGCATACCCTGAGAAGGTATAGGGCCGTCAATCAAAGAAGTCGGTTCGTCAGCCATGTTCTACTTACCCTTCTTTCCGTTCACCAAAGCTGGCGCGACGGCTTTTTCGTAATAAACTATAACCTGCTTTTGCTGCTCAATGAACCGTTTTATCTCGGCCATGTTCAAAGCGAGCGTCTCGTAATCTCGGACACTCATTGCATAAAAAAGCAAATCTCCATTTTCTTTCTCAAATCTTCGCTTAAACGCTGCGAAAGTATCTTCCGTAACAACGTAAAAGTGTATCTTATTCAAAGATACAGGGCGGGGCCTGTTCTGAACTGGTATCTTGCGCTCGACCTCGACCGTCTTGATCTCAACTGGCAATATTTCCTTAAAACCTGTGCAGCTACTTAGCAGAGGAAGGAGCAACAGCGCCGGAAATAGCCTCGAGCGAACGGAACAATTTATTCGTGCCATTGTTAATTTTCTTTTCTACCAAACCGGGCTTCCTAAGACTTAGCTTCGCCAAGTCGTGCTTTCTAAGTTTACCTATCAAAACATCTTTGTAGACATTTGCCGCGTTTAATTTCAAACCAAGTTCTTTGTTTAGCTCCGCAAACTTCTCCCGGTCTTCAATCATAGCGTTGATCGTGGCGTCCTGCATCTGCTTGGCCGTCTCCAGCTTGGCCGTGTTCTCGGTCAAAATTTGGATGCGCCGCTGGCTGTCTTTGTAATAATAGTACGCGCCGTAAGCTGATCCACCAACAAAACCGAGGACAATTATCAGAAGGTAAATTTTTAGCATTATTTACCTTTAGCCATGTAGGCCGTCATACCCATATAGCTACCTATCACACCCGCCTGGCCGATGTAAAATAGCCCAAACAGGTCAGATAAGGCTTTGATCCGACCATCTGGGAATATGGGCAAAAATACTGCGAAAGTAAAAACAATCATAGACCCCATCGCTACCCACGCCATACGTCTTTG